ATTAAATCCTTTTTCTTTAGCATAGTCTTCTAGTGCCTCGTTAAAAGGAGCAAAGTGTTTAGGATTATCAGAGTCTAAAGTTTTTCTTAAACCACTAAGGTCATCTACGCGACGAGGAAAAAAGTTTATTATGCCTTTAAATACATCTTCTCCAAATTGGTCTTCTAATATAGGTCTATAACTTTCTAGTAACTTTTTTACTTCCTCAAAGTTTTTAACCATGCTGGGGTCTACCTGTTCCATAATACTTTCGGCCCTAGCAAAACCGTTTCTATCTGCATTTGATAGTTCTTTAGCTAATTGTGCTTTTAAAGGACCGTCTCCCATTGACTTAAGATTAGCTTGAAATGGTCTAATAATATCCATAGACCTCATAGTATCTTGACCCAAATCAAATTCATGCCTTCGTAATTTTGTTGCGGCAAGAGGAGCTACGTTTTCTAGTTGAGTAGACAACACTCCCATAAACTTATCAAGACCAGGAATAATTAAACGAGACATAAAACTGTCTTGACTTATAGCTTTTGTGGCAGAGTCTTGAGGAACAGCAAAATCAGCAACATTTTCTAAAGTCATGTTGCTTTTTTCTAACGCTTTATTTAGTTGTCTTTCTGATACTCCTGTTTCTTTAGCTATCCTAGTAACACTTTCGACATCTATGGTACTCCAAGGACCTGTTTTTCTAAGGTTAGCAAGTTCATTATTAACTGCCTGTTGAACTTTAACCATGTTTTTTCTGGCCGCTCTGTCTGCTAATTTTTTACCGCCAAATACAAGAGTGCCAGGAACAACTGCACCAATACCAGCGGATACTGCCATCTTACCTGGATCAACTTCTCCTTTCTGAGCTATGTCCTGAGCAGCACTGTAGGCACCGCCTAAAGCACCACCCGTAGCAAATGCTCCTTTAACACCTCCCACAAAAGGAATAAAAGTAGTAGGGTCAGCCATTTCTCCAACAAAAGAACCAGCTATTCCTGCAAAGCTAGTAGGCTTGGGTTTGAATGTAGACCCAAACTCTTCCATAATTTGACGCTCTCTTGCTCTATAAATCATTTGCCTACGTTCTTCGGGGGAAGCCTCATTAAATCCAACCCCATATTTTTCTTCTGCGCTCTTAAGAGTAGTGTCGTAATAAAAATCCATGCCCGTATAAATAGTTCCAATGTCTTTTAAATATCCAAGCATACCTCCTGCTTTTTTATAGTGATATTTAAATTGTTCCCAAGAGTCAGCGGATTTTGTTTTAATAACTTCTTTTCCCTCAACATATCTATCTCCGGGTTCTACTCCTCCTTCTTGCATCCAAGGATTAACTTTAATATCAGCCTCCGTAATTTCTTCTCCTAACTCTTGAGGTTCTTGGTACTCAGAATATTTACGTATTAAAGTACCCTCGGAGTCCAGTTCGTCTCCAGGTTTAACTCCATATTCTTGAAACTGTGGAGTATTTCTTATGTCAGCTTCAGTTATGACGTAATTTTTTTCCATTATTGTCCCGGCGGTTTTTGTTGTTTTCTTATACGTAGCTCAGGTTTGGTTGTTCCAGAAGGATTTTCTTCATCTTCAGGGGTTCCAAATTCTCCTTCTTTATACATTCTTTTAAGAACTTTAGAGTAAGCTGTTCCTTCCGTAATTCCTTTCCTTCTCATATAATCTACAACATCTTGTAGTATAACAGCAGCTTTCCTTGGGTTTGGAAGACGAGAAAATTTATATTTTTTCTGAAGTGCATTTCCTAGGTTACTATCGGCACCAAGAAGTTTAAACTCGTTATCTAATGTTCCTCTTAAAGCAGTTACCATTGTAGATGTTATTTTTTTAGGAAGGCCAGCAGGAGGTTTGTTTTCTAAAACTTTAACCCTTCTTTTTTCTAACTTTAATCGTTCTTGTTGTATGTCCTGAAGTTGTTTTCTGTACTGTTCTAAATCTTCTTGTTTATTTTGACTAATAGCCATTCGCATATTAGCTTGAACTCGGTTTTGCTCCATTTCTAATTCTTTTAGTTCAGTTGTTATTGCAAATTTTTCCCTATCAAATTTATCTCTGCTTACATCACGGCTTTCTTTTCTTATTGCCCTAGCAGAAGCACGGGCTCTTTCAGCTTCATTGGGAAATCCAGCAGCATCTAAATCAGCAGCAATAGCCATGCGTTCTTCGTATGTTACAACTCCATCAGCGGCAGCATCTTTGTACTTTTGCATCATAGTTGTTCTTACTCTATTTCTCTTAACGGCCTCTTGCATCCTAGGGTCCATACGTACTTGACCCCCAAGAAGTCCAGTAAGTCCAGTACCTATACCGCTTATGGCCTCCTGCATACCCTGTCCCGCCATAGCACGGGCTCTTACCAAAGGGTTAGTAAAGCCAGCACCAGCGTCTCGAATACGTTTTTCTTGTTCCAACTGCATAAGCCTTTGGATTTCTCCAGGAGTGCCTATGTTTCTAGTTGCAAATAATCCATTAGCCATTCTTAAATTCCTTTTAAATTATACCGTCAGTGCCAAAGTCACCTTCGCCAAAGCCCATGTCGCCCATATCAAAATCAAAACTACCACCGCCACTGTCGCCGCCATCTAAATCTCCCATGCTCATATCTAAATCAAGAGCATCTACACCTAATAATCCCATAGGAACTCCTTGTTCTGCTGCGGCAGCTATTTCATCAGCTAAAGTTGATGTTTCAGTATATCCTAATCCAAGTTTATCTGCTATTGCACCCGCCTCATTCATAATAGCACCTGTACCTGTTTGTCCATATTCTGTTAAAGCTTCTCCTAAAGTACCTCCTCCGAAACTTTGGAACATATCTCCAGATGAATCAGCAAAAGCAGAAAACGCTTCTGAAGGGTTTATACCTTCAGCAAATGGATCATTTTTTAAAGCATTGTTTACGTCTACCCACTGTTCTGCTGTAATATACCCATCTTTTCCTTCGTTTAAACTAATTTCATAGTCTGGGTTGTCTTTAGCAATGTCTTCTATCATGTTTTCATTACTAAGAGAACCATACTGTGAACCACCACCACCGTCAGTTGTTGATCCCCAGTCAGTTCTTCCACTGCGAGTATCAAAGTTTAAGTTGTAGTCAGTGCTTGGGTTAAAGTCGTGATGCGCTCCCATTCTTCCCAGTCCTGCCGAAAGTAATCCCAAAACAGTTCCACCAGGAATAGCAGCTAATCCTAAACCAGCACCTAAACCTCCAATAATTTGACCTACCTTTCGATCTGTAGATAAATTATCATCCATAAAAGCTGTAGCTGCTCCACTTAATGGACCCATAGGCCCATAACGATCATCTATGGAAGGAGTAAAATCAAAGTCAAATGGATTAGAAATACCACCACTAAATAAACCACCAAGTTTACTAAGACTATTATCTACGAAGTTTCCAAAACCAGAAAATAAATTTACGGCTCCGTCAAGAACAGAGTTTCCTGAGGATTGAGGTGCAAGGGACTGAGGAGGTGTTTCTAGAAAGTACTGCGGTCCAGTAAATTCTCCTGCAATTCCCACGTCTGGAACACTTTGGCCTTGTCGATAATTACCTACACCAAATCTAAAATCAAGTGTGCCAGAAGGTAAATTATATATACCTTCTAAAAGTTCTCTTTGTTCACCAGTCTCTTTCCTTTGACCAACTGGGCCAATACCTACATTCTCCCCCGCTGGACCTTGTACGAATGGACCTAAAGTTTCTAAAAGCGAAGCCATTTGATCTTGTGTATAAGTACCATCATTAACTTCAGAAGAAGAAGTATCTGAAAAAAACAATCCCCTTAGGGTATCTAAAAAATCTCCTGATGCCGCTGTAGTTATAGGAGAACCTTCTTCAAAGTCACCCTCCATTCCTCCTTCAGCGTTAAGTCTTTGTCTGCGACGAGGCTGAAGAGGTACAACAGCCGTCTCACCTGTCTCAGTGTCCTTAACACTAATGACCCCTTGAGAAATTAAAAACTCCCTAAGAAAGTCTGGGATATTGTCATCTACAACTATAGCCATGTTACGTTCCTGCTTGTTTAGGACGTTGGTATCCAAAGTTCTTTGTTATGTATCCACCTGCTCCCATTAGACCAGAGGCCAGAGGATTACCAGTACCCTGGACTGCCGCAAGAAGTCCCTGAGAAGCTGCCTGAGAAGCAAGCCCAGAAGCAGCTATCTGTCCCAGAGTTCCTCCGATACCACGGCCTACATTAGCGTACTGTAACGGAATATCAAGAAGTCCAGTGGCCCTAGCCAGGTCTCCCGATTCACGCCCAAGAAGAGTATCAATCAACGCCTGAGCCCTGTTAAACCCAGCAGTCCTACGTTGTGCCTGAGAAGCCCCTATAGCCTCCTCCAGAGCCCTTTGCTCTTGTGCGCCCCCTGTACTACCTAAGCGTCCTTGTGCTAACAGGCGGGTCTCTAAGTTCGTCCTCTGCCTATCCTCTTCCTCTTGGAAGTAGGGCTGTTGTTGTTGGTAAAACAACTCTCCAGCAGCAAAAGGGTCCATTCCTGCATACTGTCCTGCTTGTTGACCAAACAAACCACTTCGCGTAAGGGCTCCTGAGTAGATGTTAGCAAGTTCAGGAGATAGGTTCATTAGAGCAGTTCGACTATCAGCATCAAACTGTGCCGTACCCCCAAGACCTCCTACCCCATAAGGTTGTGCCTGTTCTAATGCCCCGGTAGCAGCGGCTTGAGTTGCGGCGGCTTGTTGTTGAGCAGCTTCTAAAGCAGCTTTAGAGGCTTCTCGTTGCCCTAGATAACTAAGACCTCCACCAATTAAACTTCCTAAAAAATCTATAGCCATGTTATCCTCTCTGTATTACCTAACTTTTCCTTTTTTCGCAAGGAGGTTTGATGTGATTAAACTTGAGTAGTTACCTTTGACTTCAAAAGTCATCTTAATTCTAAATGTTTTACCCGTTCTCGCTAAGGGTACTTTGTATTCTCTGGGACCAGACGTTGCTGCATAAGTAGCCTTGCCGTACAAAGAAGCCTGAGAACTTGAGGGACCAGCACCATAAAGGTAATTAACGGCATCACTGGTTAAGTTAAATGTTTTAGAGTACGCTGATCCATACTCGTAGTCTTTATATAGTTGGATAGTAGCAGCGGCCCCCTGTCCTCCGGTAACAGTAATTAATCCCGACTTAATTATCTTAGCAAACACTTGATCTCCAAAGTCTGACCAGGGTGTTTGAAATAACCAGCTATAGTCTGTATTAGTTGGGGTCCAACATTTTGATCCGTCCCAAGTTCCTCCCGCTGCTGTACATGCTGCTTCATTTCCAAAGCTGGCCGTTGAGTCCGTAAGAGTTACATCGTAGTATCCATCGTACTCCGCTAAAGAATCAGTCGTACCAAAATAAAGTTTACCATCAAAAGTGTACAAA